GTTCCAGTTTATCCCTACATTGCTCCACAGGATTGGAGTGGTAGCTTCAGCCCATGTAATAGGGGCTGTCAATAGTAACCACTCGTATTCATCACTCTAAGGGCGGAGCCTGAGTGACGATCCTTGTTGTCTTGTTCCTGTAGATTGGCAACGGCTTTCTCAAAGCCCAGCGCCCACAGAGAAACCCTCTCATCATTCATTATAAACGGCTCTGCCTCTAACAACGCCCCATAAAGATAGATGTCGGGGTTGTCAGTCAGCATCTGCTCAGTCAGGTTGGTACCAGAGAGTGCTGTTATCTTCTTATAGAATAGCATCTCCATGGTTTGTACAGAAGCAGGAATTGGCCCCAGTTGAATTTCATTGGCTAGAATAGTATAAAACTGTGGAGTTCCCCCTGTACTACCACCCCATAACCTATCGAATATTTCGGGAGAAACATACGATAACGTTGTTATCGGGGAAGTGTTGAGTTGGAAATTCCGCATCTGTAGATAACCAGTGGGCAGCGCATAGTTTCTCTGCGCCCCCACAGTTGATGCCGTATACTTGGCTTCCATCATCCGCAACCGTAGAACCCTGTTCATACGGGCTTCAGCCAGAGCAATGAACTCTGGTATCCTGTCCGTCAGATCATCCCTGTCTAACCAGTTTGCTACAGCGGTTTTTAATTCCGTGTAGGTACTAATAGCCATTATCTAGTCAGTTCAGTAATGTAAACAGTTGCTGTGCCTGTCCCAGTAATTGCCGCGCACTTATCTGAACCATTTACTCGGAACAAATATGGGGTGTTCGCTGCAATGTACGTCGAAGTTGTTGCAGCAGTGGGGGAAGCACCAAAAGCAACAAAACAGGCGGCAGTTGCGGTCACCATAATTATTTGTACTTGTGCATTAAATGCAGATGTTTGGGTGGCACCGCTAGAAGTAGTCGCGCTTAATGTGTGGGATGTAACTTGAGGTCTAAAAATGTTACTTAGGTCAATCATATCTTTTACCTTATAGGTTAGTTGGGGCTACTTTGAAATACTTATAATCAGGGTCATTAAGGTAAGCAGCCAAAAGTTTAGTATCCTTCTCTATTGCCCCATTAGTATCTTTCTTCCACTTCTCCCATACGGTAATGGGGATAGATGCAGTATGGTGCCATTCCCCTCTCTTACCAAGAGAGAGTTTGTCGCCATAAGAGTTGTACTTCTCCTTGTTCTCTTCAAGAACAGGGGTGACATCCTGAGTGGTTTTGAAATTAAACGAACCATCAGTTTCGTTAAACTGAATGTCAGTGCGACGAACCCCGTCGCTGTCAATAAAGCGTTTAGACATACCCAATGTTCCCCACTTTTGGCGCACCATCTGCTGGATCGTGGTCTATGTATGCCTTCCTTAACCACCCCGCAGCATTTGTAGGGTCTTTTGACTTCTCTTTTTTCAAAGGCGCTTTCTTGCCCTTTATCATCTTGTTTGCGATGGATTCAATTTCCTTGTCGTGCATTTCTCTCTCCAGATACCCGTACCGATTAGGATACGATGGGTATATTGTTCCAAGTGGAATCCCTTCGCCATGAAACCTTACAAGGGGAGATTCCGGTGGTATGTAGACATCTATGCCCTTTCCTCGGGCAAACCCGATAAGATACTCCATGTTAGGGCGCTGATACGCAAACTCAGAAAGATAAGATGGAATATCTGTTTCCAGATCAACCATATCCACCCCCCAAATACCGATCTTTTCCGCACCTTCAGCCATCGCTAGAGCCATGATGTACGAGATGGACGAATTAAAATAGTCCACGCCGAGATAATCGCTTACACGCTTAACCGGGTACTCCAGTGCGTTGGGGATTTCCGAGTATGCTTTTTGCATATACAACAGGCTATCCAGGCTCTTTAGTCTGTCTTCATACCCTGGAGGTCTTCTCGCGTCGTGATGCCTCAACAACTCTAAAGGGTGTATTTCAAACAACCTGTCCAGATAGGGCCACATATCCTCGTCCCAAGGCAACCCCCATGTCTCCCAATCAGGGTCTTCAAATGGGGCTTGATCGTGAGTAGAGGGGGCTAACCCTACAATCGCAACTTGCATAAGTTGGGGGCGAGTTTCCCCGCCCCCTTCCTTATTAACTTACTGACGCAAGAATACCGCTTGCTTTCTCGTTTTTAGAGACAAGACCATACTCACCAAGCAGCATCTGCTTTGTGGAATCACCTGTCTTCGCCAGGGTCTGGGTCTGGAATGGCCTGAGCCATGCAACCCCCCAGTAGTCCATGTCTAAAAAGAAAACGTTAGCAGCAACCGAACCCGGTCCATCTTTGGACAAGTTCCTATCTGGGACAATCTTGAAAGACCCAAAATCGGAAACATAGATGTCCACAGCCGCAATGGCTGTAGCGCCGCCCTTACCAGAGACTTGGTTCCGAGGCGGAATACCAAACGCTGTCGAACCAGAACCTGCTGAAGCCAGTCCTGAGATCGTCTGCTTTACGGCAGACGGGACCAGCATTATGTCTGGCTCACCACCCGCATCATAGCATTCCTTAATGGTTGCTTTGATGTTGGCTTCACTACAGGCAGCGGTCGATGTATTATTGACCATAGCCGTTGTACCTAGACTACCAGCATCAGCCGACCCACCGGAACCACCTGCCACATGGGCAGTATTGATCCATGCGGGGACACCCGCAGTTTGTCTACCAGTTGTAGAATCACCGGCGGCTTTTACGATATTCTGAGTGAGCATGACTTCCATGTCTCTCTTCATACGCTTGCCGAGTTTAGCCAACTGATAGGCTTGATGTTTGCCGTGACCTGCATAATCGACTGCATCGTCGGTTCCTGAGGTTTGAGCAATGTATCTACTTATCTGAGTGTAATTATCGAGTCGCGTTGGGAGACTCCTTGCCGTAGCATCAGGTGAGTCATCGCCTTCTATTTGACGATTAGCAGCACCTGCTGTTATCGAATCTACTTGCCACTCAAATTTTGTGTTGTCAGCACTCATTTTGGCGCAACCAGACAGGAAAGGTGTATCCATTGGAGCGATATTATAAATCACATCAGACAAGTCTTCGCGTATCGCCACTGAACTATAAGTCAGTGACGTATTTGTAGCAATTGCCATTTTATTTTTCTCCTATTAGGAATTAAACATATCTTCTAACAAACTGGCTGCGTCATCGACGTGGCCTGTCTGTTGGAGACGCTTCATCTGTGCAGTACGTTTTGATTTTTTATCTTCACCTTTCTTTTTGCCTGTACCAGAA